CGCTCTCACTGCCCTCAGGGCCGTTCTTCGGAGCGGTACCGGTGCCCTCAGCCGGGTCACCATCCTTGGGCGCGTCGCCCTCAGGACCGTTGGGGTTCGGGTTTTCAGGCACTAGGAATCGCTCCTACACTATGTAGCCATGCTTCTTGAGAAGCTTGATTTGCAACCCACGATCGCCGTGAGCGTTCTTCAAAATCGTTTCCGGCATAAGGCGAGCCTCATTCACACGAGGCAGCTTCTGACCGGGAACCTTCTGAATGGACGCACCATTACGGGCGAGCGCCTTAGCGCCAATGCCTCGCTTGGTAGTGCCCTCAGTCGTGACCTTCTTGCCATTCGTTGCAGTGGCCATACCGCGTCGCGCGTTAACCACCTGACCGATATCGGCCCCGTTCCGAATAGCGTCAGCGCCACCCGCACCAAACGCCTTGTGCTGTTGCTCCGGAGTCATCTGCTTAAACAGATCCTCCGGGCTAGCAGACTCGCGCCACTCCGCGTCACTCATGGGCTCCATGCCACAATCACAACCGGGGTGACGCTTAAAGCCCGTGCTGTAGCTGTACTGTCGGCCCGCGAGGATGATGCAACGCGAGCAAGCAGGCAGCCGAACCGTTCGCACATACGAGATAACGCGAGGCTCAGCAGCCATAGCGACGGACGTAGCAGCACGGGAAGTATCGGCAAGCGTGGTAGACACGATCTTTGCCATTTGATTGAGCCCGAGGATTGCCGCATCCTCAGCAGCGAGACCGGCAGCCATCCCCTGAGCCGTCGTAACAGCCGGTAGATACAGGAGAGTTGCAAGGTTCCGGCCGTCAGCCGCAAGACCAGCGAGCGAGCCAGGAACGAGCCGCCCAAGGGGGCCGAACGACACACCCTGAGCCATCATCGCGCCGTTCACGAACGCTTGCGCGCCCTGAGCTACCGAGAGTTGCCCGGCAAGAACAGCATTGAGGATCTGTCGGCCCGTCTCCCCTTGCATCGCGCTTAGGATTCGGTCGGGGGTGGCATCGCGCCAAAGCCCCTGTACGGCCGTTAGAACGCCTCGCGTAACCGATGTGGTCTCGTCGTACCTAGCTTGGGCGAGAGCCCCGGAGGTAGCCAACTAGACCCCCTCCGGAACCTCGTCCGTCTGTACGTCGGCAGCCGGATCCGGCTTAGGACCGAACAGCCCCGCAATATCCCCACCGACGATTGCCGAAGCTTGGTCATTGCGCATGGTCTTCCAACGCTCAATCTCATCCGGCGTCACACCCGGAATTCGCTCCCACAGTGCCTCGTCCGGAACGTTGATTGCCTTGAGCTTGGTGAGCGCGTCAGCGTACTGAGCGTCAGAACGGAACTGCGGATCACGCCACACAACCGAACCAAGCGCGAGCGCGTCAGCACGGGAGGTATCCCCCTTGGCCAACGCGTCCAGCCGCATAAGCTCACGCAGCGACGCACCAAAGAACCGTTGCCGCTCAGTCACCTTGGCCACAAGACCAGACTCAGCAGCCGCTAGCGCGTCCGCACTGATGTTGACCACCTGACCAAGCAGGTAATGCGGGGGTGTGCGCGTCTGAGCCGCAATGTGCTGCACGGCCGTACCGATAACGTTCGTGTAGTTGCTGAGGTCAGCAGCCGAGAACTCCGCGATACCCGCAGACTCAGACTCAAGCCAAAGCAGCCGGTTGGACCGGTACGGCTCTAGCGGTAGGTCTTCCTCCCCAACAACCTCACCCTCATCGTCCGTGATCTCACGCGTAGGCCGGTCCATACCGGTAACCACACGCGCGGGAACCGCGAGAGCGTCAGAGTTGGTCAGCAGGTGAGCCCAGAGAGTGTTAACGGTGTCCTGTAGCGGAGCAACGTTCGCAATCTCCGAAACCGGCTTGCCCTGTAGGCGAGCACGGTTCTCAAAGGCGATAAGCGGGACCACCTTGAGCGGGTTAGGCAAGGTCGCATCTAGCGTCCAAGCAGAACCGCCCATAATGGCAACGTTGCTGTCAACGTGCGCATACCTAGCGACGTGACTAAGCGGGCGAGAGAACCGGTACGCGCGGTCAGCAGTAAAGAGCGTGACATTCTCGCGCTCGTCGTCCGTCCACGTGATCAGGCCGTAACGACGTACCCGACGCTTGCCCGGCACGTACTCAACAATGGCGCTCGTGGCGTCATAGAACGTGATCTCAGTATCCGGCCCATCCGGACGCCACACGAGCGCATACGAGCGACCCGAAATCAGCGACTCAAGAAGAGCAAGCCCAATCTCAACGTCACACTCATTGCGGCGCCAAGAATCCCAAGCGACCGAGTCAAGCGAACCATCATCAAGGCGGAACGCCATAGGCATTAGCCGCTCAAGCGTCGAATCAACGATCACTTGACACCAGTTATCCGAGAACCCGTCAAACAGGTCACCGGCAATGGTCGAGAACTCAGGCGACGCAAACTTTAGGTTGTGGTCTCCGTTGTAGTAGGCGCCGTACTTCTTGGCGTTACTGGCACGGCGCTTGAGCTTGGCGTATAGCCGGGTCACGACCTCAAGGGGGGTCTCAGCCATGCGTCAACCCCCTTCCCTAGGTGGTCAGTTGCTGAATTCAGTAGTTGCTACGCACTGGCAGCGCGAGCCTTCTTGATCGGGCGACGGACATAACCGTCAAGAGCCATCACAGCAGCAGCGATACCGTCGATACGGGCCGATGACTGGTGACGGTCCGGCTTCCGGGGACGGATGTTGTCGTTACCGTCCGCGTAGATTTCCACGCAAGCAGCGTTCCAACGCAAGATGGGATTACCACCATGCTTGACACGCCCCTCACGTAGCAGCCGCTCAAGCTCCTTAGAGCCCGGCGACATACCCAAGTAGGTCTGCGCAATCGGAACGACATCAACACCCTTGGTCTTCTGGTCAACGCGCTGCACAAGCTGACCCGCAAACATGCGGTCATAGCTCACGCGCTGCACGTTCAACCGGCGACAGTCGGCAATGATCTGCTTCTCAATCGCGCCGTAGTCGATAGCGTCGCCCTCAGTGAGGGTCAGGAAGCCATCACGAGCCCACTGACGCAACGGCATCTGTAGCTGAGCCTCAAGCTCGTCAACCCGCTCCTCAGGCAGCCAGAAACGCGAGATTAGCTCTAGCTCAACACCCGGTTGCCGAGACTCAACAGCGAGCACCCAAGCGGAAAGGTCAGACACGGCCGAAAGGTCAACGCCACCCCAGGCACGGCGATAGCGGAAGCGCTTCTCATCAACCGTTCCGGCGTTCTCATCCCACAGAGGCATAGGCAGCCAACGCGTAGACGAGCGCATACGACGATTGAGAGACAGTCGACAGAACGTCGGGAAGTACGAGGGGGTTGACTTTGCCTTTTCGGCCTCACGACGGAGGTAAGACAGCGAGGGGGAAACACCAAGACCCGGGTTAGCCCTACGCCACGTCTCCTCAGAGAAAGGGTCCGCGTCCTCAGCAGCCGCCCAAATCACGCCGTAGTGACCGGGGTCCTTAACCACACCCTCAGCGACACGACGAGTGTAAGTGTGCTTCTCGTCGTAGATCGAGCCTTCCTCACCCTCGTCAGCCGTCGTGATGAACACGATTAGCGGCTGATCACGGGCACCGGTACCGGTCTCGATAGCGTCAACGAGGTCACGCGACTTGTGAACGTGAACCTCATCAATGATCGCTCCGGACACGTTCAGTCCGTGGGCAGTCTCAGCGATCTTAGACAGCGCGCGGAAGACACCACCCGTGCGAGGTACCCGGAGGACGTTCCTCAGGATCTCTACGCGCCCACGTACGGCCTTGGAAGTCTCCGCCATACGCTTGGCGTCCTCGTACACGCGCCGAGCCTGCTCAAGGGATCCTGCGGCCGCGTAGACCTCCGCGCCAACCTCACGGTCAGCGAGCAAGAGCGCTAGGCCGATGCCAGAGGAGAGGGTTGACTTACCCGCCTTACGCGGAACCTCAATCCAGACCGAGCGAGTAACGCGAACATCGCGCCCAACCTCGTCGTCATACCAAAGCCACCCGAAGATGGGGAAGACAACCCACACCTTCTGCCAAGTCTGAAGCTTGAGAGGTGAGTTACCCCACCGGCCCTTGGTGTGCTTGAACGACTCAATAGCCTTGAGAGCACGGGCAGCGTGAGCAACCGAGAAGTACGCACCCTCACGCTCGTGAGCCTGGAAAGCATTGACGAGGGGACGACGCTCCCAAGCGTCCCTAATCTCCTCGTCCGTCATGCCAAGCTCAAGCAGAGCGTCATACGGAACGGGCAGCGACGAGGGGTCAAACTCGTCAGTCGAAAACGTCGTCATCCTCTCCCCCAGAATCCGGCGGCGTGATCCTTGCCGCACTAGAGGGGGAAAGGCCAAGCTCACCCGTTAGCGACCGGAAGTGAGACCGGTACTGATTGACAATGGTGACCCACGGATTTTTGACCATGCCTCGCTCGGTCTCGACCACAAGACCTTGACGAGAAAGCTCGCGCTCTGCCTGCCAGATGCGGGCAGCCGTAATGCAATACTCAATGGCTGTCTCACGCTGAGGGTCGGTCAGACCAGCGGACACGACGAGCGCCGGAATAGTGGTTGCCCACACAGAGGCAGCCTTAGCGCGAACGTCCTTATGACCCTTGGTCCTACCGGGCATGACCTCGTCCCAATCCGGCTCACTCGGAGCGGACGGAGCGAACGAGGCACCGGGCGACTGTCGGTCAGCACGGAACGTGCCCTCACGAACCGCCATGAGGTGAGGCTTGGGCTTGGCACCGGATACGGCCACGCTCAGTCACCTCCGCAGGAACGGTCTGATCAGCCATCGTAGGTTTTTGCCTCCCTGCCGCTCCGTGTGAGAGGGGGGAGGGGGTCACCCCCCAGGGGGTAGGCACTCAGCGCGACGAGTCGGCGTCATCTGCGAACCGTCCGTAAGCGTTCAGCGTCACACTCCGTGCGCCTCGCTCATGCGCCCAACCGCCCGGTTGATGCTTAGCCGTCTCCTTGTTATGGCACGACGTGCACAAGGGTCGTAGGTGCTTAGGGCTGTCAGGGTTCGGATCACCCTTAGCCTCAAGCTCACGACGACTCAAAGGGAAATGGTCAGCGACAGTCGCAGCCTTAGCGCATAGCACACACCAAGGATGCTTATAGATGAACGCCTTACGCACACGTTGCCATCGTGTCGTATAGACAGCGCCACCACGTGACGCACGATCCTTGTTAGCCTGCCTCGCGTGCTCAACACAACGGCCACCACTCGTAAGCTCAGGGCATCCGGGTACAGAGCATGGGGTACGTGGCTTACTAGGCATGGGGTACACCAAGGGGGTAGGCAATACAGGGGGTAGGGCTAAGAGAGAAGGGGGATACAGGCACGCTCACGAGGGGGCCCATATGAGAAGGGGTGGCATACTCACACACCCTGGAATGGCAGCTACTGAATTCAGTAGTTGACAGATGCTATCCTTGCGTGTATGGCACACAAAGTCTGCATCACATGCGGAGAAGACAAAGACCTAAGCGCATTCGCCAAGGATGCCAACCGCAGCGACGGGCACGGGTCACAGTGCAAGGGCTGCAAAGCACTCGCTCAGCGAGCAAGGCAAGCAGGCCGGACCAACCCGTACCGCGATGACAAGATCAAGGGAACAGCCAAGAAGCTTGGCCTTACCGTCCCTGAGTACATGGACCTACGCGCTAGCCCCTGCGACATCTGCAACAGAGAAGGCAGCGAGGAAGACCCGAACAGCGTCTACACAGACAAGCAGAACGGCGAGATCAAAGGCGTAGTCTGCAAGGCATGTGCACGCGCCCTAGGTCACTTCAAATACGACCCTGAGCGCCTACAGCGTGCCGCAATCCTGCTTGCGTAGCAGCTACTGAATTCAGTAGTTGGTCTAAGTGGTAGGTCTCGAACCTACGGCCTCACGGTCCCTAACCGCGCGCTCTGCCTACTGAGCTACACCTAGATGCGGCAGGATGACGGGCGAACGCGTTTATCCTGCCTGAGGGCCCCTGCGAGGAATCGAACCCCGAGCCTCCCGATTACGAAACGGACGCTCTACCAATTGAGCTACAGGGGCAAAACGAATCAGCGTGCGGACCATTGACCCGGTGAAGGGAATCAATGCCGTCCACGCTGACTCTGGTACCCGCTGAGGGATTCGAACCCCCACGCACTTGATCCTAAGTCAAGCGGCTTTACCATTTGCCTAAGCGGGCTTAAGGGCTACTAGCTTCCCGTCCCATAGGTGACTAGCCAAGGGGTTAGGGCCGGTGTTCACCCAGGGTGCATATCGTTGGCCAGTCACGGCCTATTGTCTGCACCAGTTGACGCAGAGGGATTCGAACCCCCATCGCACGGTTCGTAGCCGTGCACACTATCCGTTGTGCTATGCGTCATTGCGCTGTCACGGCTGGATTCGAACCAACAACCGCCGGGGTAACAACCCGATGCTCTGCCATTGAGCTACGCGACATTGCGATAGGACCGGAACACCGTCCGGCCGAGGAGTGTTATGCCTCGCTTACGCCTATCGCTCCGTGAATCCGGTTGGACTTGAACCAACGACGCAGGGGTTAAGAGCCCCACGCTCTACCAACTGAGCTACGGATTCAAAGTGGTTCCGGTAGGAATTGAACCTACGCGCATCGGGCTTCAACCGATTGCTCTGCCAACTGAGCTACAGAACCAAAGCGCCCCCTACCGGATTTGAACCGGTGTTCTCTCGGCTGACAACCGAGCGCTCTAGGCCAGACTGAGCCAAGAGGGCAGATGTCCGGCAGGCTCTACCCCGGGGAGAGGGAGGGGAGTCAACTACCGGACGGAGGAAAGCGGGCCCACAGACCGCCGAATCGAATGTAGGTGCGCGGGAGCCGCGCTTTCTTCCTAACATTACTAGAGCGCAAGGACTTCCTATCAGCGCAATGGGCGGGCGAGAGCCCCGGATGACGAGTGACAGAAATACGTCACGTTCCCGGTTAACGTCACAAGGGCTTAAAGAGAGACTATGTATAGGTGATCTAAGCTCTACGTCATTTCGTCATTCGTCATCATTCAACTAGGGCTATTCGGACATTGAGCCCCCTCAACTCTCCCGCTGTCTCCTCGCGCACGCGAAAGCCCCGCCTCAGGCACTCCCGAGACGGGGCTATCTATGTGACCTAGATCACAGTGCTACTCATCATCGGGCATAGGGGGCCTTGCCCATTCCAGGCTCAAGCGCGCGTCATGGTTGTACTCGACCCCCAGGAAGTTGCCTCCCCTGTGCGCTGCCTTTTTGACCGTCACACGGTCCACGAACAGCCTCAGGAAGTCACGCCGCTCGTCCAGCGTGGCAGCGTGCCACCAAGAACCCTCCCCGATCGGGTCTTGTCCCGGTTCCTCACCGGCCCAAATCTCGATAGGCAGCGACGGAGTGTCAAGGTTGTCCAGCTCGATAAGCCGGGCATTGGCAGCCTCAAGCCGGGTCGTGATCCGGTCCTTGCGCTCACGGAACCTCTTACGGCCAACCGGGTCGTTGTAGTCCCCGGCTTCCTCGCGGTCGTACAGATCCTCTAGCGCCTTTGTATCGGCTGCACGGGCCCTGACAAGCTCCGTACGCTCACCGGCCGTTGCAGGAGCCTCTACGCGCTGCCCATAGCGCCTCGTCGCCTCAGCGAGAATGACCAGAGTCTCAGGGTCATCAATGTCAGCGTTCAGGACCCGAGCCATGACCCGACGTGCAAGCCACTCGTCTACCTTGTGCGCCGCAATGCTGTTGCCCCCCTCATGGGTACGCCCCACCATGTCCGTGCGCTTACGCGGGCACTTGTAGTTGACCGGATAGCCCACGGGACCGAACCGGGTCAGGGTCTTCCCGCACTCGCAGTAGAGAAGCTTGGACCCGGCAAGCAGCGACTCACCCGGGGAGGTACGTCCGGCAGACTTCCGGCTGTCCATCCAAGCCTGTAGCGCGTACCAATCGGCAGGCGAGACGATGGCTTTGTTACCTATCACTTCCTTACCGTGCTCGTCGCGCACGATCTGATATTCGCGGGTCTTGCGCCGTCGCTCCTCGTCGGCCGCCTTGTAATACACATAGTCAGCAGCGAACCCGGCTAGACGAGGGTCTATGAGGATCCGGTGAACGCTCGCCTCATTCCACTCCTTGGCACGGTGAGGCTTGGCCTTGGGGTTGGCATTCATCCATGCAACCGCGCTGAGCTTGCTAGCCGGGTGCTTCCCGTGCTTGTCCGGCTTCCCGTCACGGTTAGCCAGGATGAACGCCACAAGCTCAGCGACAATGGGCGCCTCAACCGGGTGAGGCTCAAGCACCTGCACGGCCACACCGTTCCGCAGAACCTTACTCGCCGTGAATCCGTAAGGCGGGGGCCCGCCCATGTAGCCGCCAAGCTCACGGGCTTTCTTCTTGGTCTTACGGACGTTCTGAGACTTGAGGGAACTCTCTTTGTGGTTGCCCTCAAGGCGGACGAGAAGGCTAATGAGGCTGCCGAAATCGTCCGGCCGGAACGTGCCCTCAGTCACGGAAGTAATCGTGACGCCGTAAGCCCACAGTTCACGAACTACCGCGAGCACTTCCAACGGCTCTTGCCGGGAAAAGCGGCTCATGTAGTAGACGAGGACGTGAGAGAACTTTCCCGCGCGGGCATCCCGCAACATGCGGTCAAAGCCCGGACGCTCCGCCTTAGGGTCATAGCCCGAAATGCCAAGGTCCTCGTAAACGGGCAAGGGCAATACGCCCATGCTCCCGGCTTTGTTCTGGCACTCTTCGAGCTGGACGGCCGGTGAGGCTTCCGACCCGTCCGCCTTCTTACGGCTCTGCCTGACATAGATAGCCGCCGCTTGGGTGGCTGCCCCCGCCGCTACGTCAATGGCCGTTCTGAGAGTCGCTGACATGCCCTCAGCATACATCCATTCCCCTGGTTAGCGAACAGTGACGAGGGAAATGGATGTACGGCTTGACCTGCGGTTATGCCTCCCAGGGGCTCACGGCAGCCAGTCACCCGTGATCCACTTATATGGATGGGTCTACCACGTGTTTCCATAAGCGGAACAACTCAATCCGGACAGTCGGGGGGAAGCATGGGCAAGCGTGCAGCGATCAAGGCACTACCACTAGAGGCAAAGGTTGGGTACGGCATTCTCGCTGCGGCACTCCCCCTTGCCTACTTCCTGGGGCACGCCGACACACAGAACGGCGTCAAGGAAGCCCCCGCACTCATCACCCCCGAGGACATACCCGGGGTACCGACGAGTGAGGGCACCCCCGGCAGCCACCTGCCCACACCGGCAGCCGGACACGCCGACGAGGCAGCGCCCCTGAGCGCCCCTGAGAGCCCCGTTGCCGACGAGGACACCCAACCGGCCAAGCGACCCGGCAAAGGCTCCCCTAGCCCCTCTCAGAGCCCCGCAGTAGCCAAGGCAACCGGGAAGCCCGCCAAGCCCCTCAAGGCAGCGAGCAAGCCCAAGGCAGCCACGACCAAGCAGACGACCAAGGCCACGGCCACCAAGCAGCCGGACAAGCCCAAGCAGACGCCCGAGCCCGAGAGCAACAAGGGGCCAGTAACCACGTTCATTGAGGACACCACCGGTATCAGCGTGCCGGACGCACTCAACCCCCTGCACATGTTCCTAGCGCGGGTCAGCGACGAGCCCCTAGCTGTCATGTACGACGAGCCCGCAGACACGGTCACCATGGTTGCCGTACTCAGCGACGAGACAGCCGTACAGGTGGAAGTCACCGGCGCTGAGGAGTGCTCGCACAAGGACCCGGCAACGGTCACAGCACAGACCACCGACCCGCAGACCGAGCAGCCGACCGGCGAGCCCGTCACGGTCGACGTGACCAACCCGGACAAGCTCTCAAGCGTCGGCATAGCGGCAGCCGTTGAGGCCGTCCTCACGGACACGACAGAGCCCCGGTAGCCGGATACCTCATCCGACTAACCGGGGCCCGTTAGAGTGGCCCTCAGAGCCCCCGAACACCAATTCTGTTCGGGGGCTCTGCCTTACTCCTCTCTCGTCACCCGCGCATGATCAGAAGCCACGCGCCGGAATAGATCATGATCGGGATTCAGACCCGTGTGTTCCAAGCACCACAGTTCAACGGCTTCCGGGGAATCCTTGGGGCCGGAAGTCGCCTCGCACGTCCCCTTGGCGCAGAACGCCTCAAGGATCCAACCGCCCTCGTTCACGTGGCGAATGGTGTGCTTCACGTACTTGAGAACCGTGCTCACGAGGCACCACCCGTCAGCGCCTCGTACAACTCGACCTGAGCCGCAACCGCTTGATGCAACAGCGGCCACGTGGGCGCAGACACGGTGTGATCAAGGCCGTAAGCGTCCCGACCCCACATCTCCTTGAGGCCGTCAACGTCGTACGGAGACACGGCGTACCAATGGGGACCGTTGTCCTTGTCCGGCCTAGAGCAGAACGAACCCCACCCCGGAGGTAAAGGCGTTACCGCTGTCACGAGCGCTTGCCCTTGCCCCAGGGTGGGGTGAGAGTCAAGCGACATTCCCAACGCCGTAGCGTTGTCCGCTTGGGTCATTGTTCGATTGTCCTAACTGGCAGTCAGGCCCGGTCTGTTACCAGGCCAGTTGAGCCAGATTACGCCTGAACTACTCCAACGTGTAGGTAGTTCGTCCAACGGTCACCGTTGACGCGCCGTTCCTAATCCGCTGAGCGGCGCTCTCGAATTCTGCCGCCCGGTCCGTGGCATCCCGCGCATGTCGCTCCCACAGCGCCGCCCGGCCCTCAAGCTTGGCTAGCAGCTCCTGCGTGCTCGTGTAGGTCTTGACCTTGGCCGGGGCTATCCCGTGCATCAACTCGTCCATGCCGCGAGGGTACCCACCTAGGCAGCGAGAGCAGCCCCGTGCTCGTGCGCGAGGAACAAGCCCGCATCGTCGGGCGCCGGACGGTACCGGCCAGAGGACGGGCACCGGACCCACCTAGCGAGCGCCACAAGGGCCCCTGAGGCAGCGTCACGGGCCACAATGCGGAAACCCTCGTACGGCTCCCCCATCGGCGTGAGGAAGCGTTCTACCAACGTTGCCTGAGCCCGCATGAGCGGCCCAAGCTCCTCGTTGTTCATGACTATCTCGTGTCCTAGGGAGGGCACTCGGAGGCACGGACGCCACCCCAAGCCCTCAGAGCCCCGAACGAGAACCCCCAGCGTCATGCTGACCCTGAACGACGACACCACTACCACCCCACCCGCTGAACCGGACTCTTGTACTCCAATTCTCGCTTGCTCAAGAGTTCAACAAGAGAGCCGTAAGGATTGTTCAAGGATCCTTCTTAAGTCGTACAACCCCGGGCCGACGTAAGACCCGTGCATGGTGCACAGACCAAAGATAGATGTAGCGCCCATGCATCTTAGCGTTCACAAGTTCACAAGGTAGGGCAAAGGGAAAGGGCCCTTGCGGGCCCCCCTTTCACTCCGGGTCTTCCATGAGGATCATCTCTGCCGTGATCCAAGACCTTTCGAGCACTTCCCGCACCATCTTCCGGCGCTCTAGGATCTCGTCAATTTCCATGAGGCTCAGCATGATCCGGGCTTCTTCGCTCAACTCGTCCTTGTTCATGTGAGAACAGTAGCACGAGAAGGGACCAACTACTGAATTCAGTAGCTGGTCCCCGTGTGGGTTAGGTCACTCCCCCGCCTCAGCCTGCCACGCGCGGAACTCCTTCTGCCGGTCCATGATGTCAGCGAACAGCCATAGCGCCTCGTCCTCCGTGAAGATCAGACCGACCGGCCCACGAACAGCCTCGTCAACGATCATCCGGAACGACTTGGAACCGTCCTCGTCCGTGACGATGCTAGAGCCAAGGATCCGGTTGACCTTGAACTTGATCCGGGGCTCAGAAGGGTTCTGCGCTGCGATCTCAGGCACTCTCTTGCTCTCCTCATACTTGTTGGCCTCAGCCTTGGCGTCCGCGTACGACACGCCACAGAGAGAGGCAATCTGCTTGTCAGCGATGAACACGGGGTCAATCTCCCCAACCGCCTTGAGGGACCAAACCTCAACGTCCCACATGCCCTTACCGGCCGAGCGAGCCACGTAGCGGAAGCGCTCAGACTCGGCAACGTAGATCATGCGACCGAGAGCGTCCCGCGTCCGCTTGAACGTCAGCGTCTCGGGGGTCTCGGTCACCTCGTCCACGGTAGGCGCCTCAGTGGCAGCCTCAGCAGCCGCAAGGGCAGCCTCAGCAGCCTTGAGGCAGTTCTTGCACAGCTTGCGACCACCGGCAGCCTTAGCGGCGTCCAGCGCCTCAGCAAGGCTCTCGTACGCCCTACCGTCAGCGAGGCGGCTACGGGTCAGGGTGCCGCAAGCGTTCTCGGCGTAGTAGGCAACCGCACCGTACCGGTTGGCGTTCTCGGCGCTTTGGTTAGAGACGGTGCGCTCAGCGATACCGGCAATGTGGTTCGTGGTCCGGTTGTACTTGATGCTGAACATCTTCCGTCTCCCTCTGCGCCGTTCCCTGCTGACAAGAGAGACGCTACACGCGTGCGCTCCCCCGCGCAAGCCAACTACTGAATTCAGTACCTGCCGGGGACCAAAGATAGATGTACGTCCCATGCAAACCACAAGTTCACAAGCTAGGCCAAAGGGAAAGGGCCCCCGCAGGGGCCCCCTCCTTCTTACTTACATCCCGGCCCAGTAGCCCTTACCCATGGCTCCCCAGGACCAGGAACGGCCCGTCCGGGCGTTGGCCGTGAGGAGCATGTCCTCGTTGCTGCGGATCTTGTACGAGCGGATCTCAGCGTTGGCGGCGTCGTACTCGCGGACCTGAGCCCATCCCCCGGGACCCTGCGTCTTGACGGTCACTCGGGCGGTGGTGGTGGTGGCGTTCATTTGCTTGCCTCTCGCTTGGCGTTTCCTGCTAACAAGAAGAACTCTACGCGTGCGCGCGCGAGGATGCAAGCCAACTACTGAATTCAGTACCTGCCTTTTTCAGGGCTTGACAGGGTTGACACTCGTGCCCTAACTTTAGTCACGGTGGAAGCCGACCCTAAAAAAGGGTACGGAGAGTAACCGACCCCGTCACACTCCGCAGTAACGGCAGGTCAACGCAAGAAAGCCCCCTCCGGAGAGGGGGCCAACCTTGCCGCTACGCCTTCACTTCCGCCGTCACACGCTCCCCGCTCTCAAGGTCAATGAACGTAACCGTGACCGAGCAGACGAACGAGGGCTTACCGATCCAATCGGCCGTAGCCATTGCCCACGGGAAGCCGTAACCGGTCATCGCGTCCCAGATACCACCGTCACGCGCGACCGTCCAACGGCCCCCACGGTGCCCGTACGACTCCTCAAGCTCAGCGGCAGTGATGTTCATCGTGGTCCCTCTCGCTCGTTCCTGCTTACGAGTCAGAGTTAAGCACGCCCCGAGAGCCGCACGCAAGCCAACTACTGAATTCAGTACCTGCCCCTAGGGCCGCTCGTACGTCGTCTCAGGAGTCACGACCCGAGCAATCCCGCTCGCCCGTATCAGCGTCCAACAAGCCGGACACGGCTCCCGAGTGCTGTACAGCGTGGCCCCTAGGCGCTCCTCAGGGCTCGTGTGCCGAATCGCGTTGCGCTCCGCATGGTCCGCAATGCAGTTGCTGTAATCGCTGTCTCTGGGGCACTGCTCAGGGGTCAACTGACCACGTGGGCAAGCCCCTTGAGACTTGCAGCCGGGAACCCCGGAGGGGGCACCGTTGTACCCGGTCCCCCTCACGTCCCTCTGAGCGTTCACGAGGATTGCGCCCACCTGAGCACGCGTACAGTCCGCGCGAGTGGCTGCCCAAGCAGCACCGGCGAGAAAGTACGGGTCCCAATCGGGTCGGGTCACTTGCGCTCCCCCTCGTCCTCGTACCGAGTGCAGATAGTCACGATGGACGTTCCCGGCACAACCTTGCCGTTCACAATCGTCGTCGTGCTCACAACCTGAGTGTCATAGTCCAGACACTTAGGGCCCGCCTCGCACCCGGTCAGCAGAAGCGACCAAGCGGCGACGAGGAACACGAGAAGCGCTATGCGGGTCGTACGGCTCACTTGCCCTCACTCCCGTACGGTGCGGCCGGAACGTCCTGAACGCACGCAGGGGCAGCCACACGGAGCAGCCTGAGCACACGCCCGGCAAACTCCCTGATCTCAGCGTCAGCGGCAACGTGGTGCCTCTTACCGAGCACATCACGCCAAGCCCTCAGGTTGCCGGTAACGACCATGTCCACCGGCGCGGCATTCGGCAGCACACACCGTGCAGCCTCGCGAGCCTGCTTGCGCTTGAGGCCGGATGCAATGAGCCGTTCCGTCAGCTCCTCGTACATCTCAAGCGCCTCAACATAGGCGACGTTCACCAAGTGCTCACCATCCGTCTGAGCGAGCGCGGGAGGGATAACCGGGGACGTGTTCGAGTAGTTCACGTACCGCTGAGACACAACCGAGAACGAGAGGTGACGATGACGGGTCAGCTCAGCGAGAAGCGCACGAGACACACCCTGAACGAGGAACGTCACGGAAGCATGTTCCATGACCGAGTAATGACCCTGCTTGATGATGTTGGCCAGATAGTCAGCGTTACGAGCCGTCTTAGGGTTCGGCCGGTCAAAGCTCTTGTAACAGATGCGCCCGGCAGCCTCAGCGAGCGCGTCACCCGCCGTCGCCCCTTCCCTCTGCGTGGTGACCTCGTATCCGTACGTCTCAGCGAGTACGTAAGGACTCATAGCGGTTGCGGCAAGAAGCTGAACGTTCATGATCTCTCCCCATGCGAGGGGCGAGCCAACTACTGAATTCAGCAATTGACTCGCCCCGGTCAGTCGGTCGTTACTTGGTGGTGTCGCCTGCTAGGAACATCGCAACCCCGGTGACATCCTCCGGGCTTAGCGGCTCGTCCCACTCGAATCGGTCGAGTAGGGCACGAGCGGCACGGAACGTGTCCGCGCGCTCAGCCACATACTCAGCGTCGGTCATACCCTCGTCAGACTCCGTCAGCGCCACGGGGACACCCGCACACGCACACCCTCCGGGGCCACACGACCCGCCTCAACACCGGCAGCGCTCACAACCTCAGAGGCAACCTCGTTCAGGTATGCCGCAAGCTCACGAGCCTCGCGCGGAGTCAGCTTGGCCCGGTCCCCCGGAACCGCAACGCTGATCACGTTCGGTTCCTTGTCATTGGTCCACGCAAGCACCCGCCCACCGTTCGTAGCCGTAACCGTTGCCTTGGTCTCACGCGTCACGTTGATAGCCATTGAAACTCCCTTGAGTCGTTCGTTCAGGTAGCGGTCGTGCTGTTCTAGCGTCACTTGCTCAGAGCGATAAGCGTTGCGATAAGCGGGACAGCCTCAGCGTGAGGCTTGACCACCGTGGCTACCGTCGCCCCGGCCTCGTCCTTGACGTGCAAGTCAGTGAGCGCGCCGTTGCGGGTGACCTCAAGGGAACCGCCGTTACGAGTGGTGTAGGTCTGCATGATCTCTCCCCTAGAAAGTTCCGGCCCATTGGGCCAAGCTCAGCGCGCTCTTGCTCAGGTTGCAGTCAGCGCACGCCGGTACGACGTTGGCGAGAACATCCCGCCCACCCCCTGACAGGGGCTTGATGTGGTCCACATGTTCGGCAGGCGCCCCGCAGTAGCAACAAGCGCCGTGCCATCGTTCGAACAGTTCTGAGCGGCTGTAGGCCCCCTCAGGGGCTTTCCGCTTACGTATGCGCCTCGTACGTCCCGCCCGACTCTTTCGGGCACGAGCGGGACGAGGGCGACGCTCCCTCACTTGGTGAACGCTGCAATCCAAAGCTCAGCGAAACGGTCCTTGGCGCGCGAGCGAATCGACGTCACCCGGTACTGCTGAACCCCAAGCTCCTCAGCAAGCTCCGCGTCGTTCTCGGTCCCGTAGTAACCGACCGGGGCGATACCCGTAAGCGCGCTCAGTACGTGCCGGTGCTGCGCCCCCATCTTCTTGAGGACGTAGTGAACCTTGTCAGTGGTCTTCTTGCGCTCAGCGCTCACGTAGTCGGAAGGCTCAAGCAGATCCTCAGGCACACCGGCTGAGTCAGCGAGCATGTCCGCAAGCGTCGCGTCATGCGGCATACCGTCCCCGCTAAGCGGAGCGTCAAGGTAGTCAATGCCCATCCAAGAGAGGCGAGCGGCGTAAGCCGTGTCCTCACTCATCTTGCGCTTGCCCATGACCTCAGTCGTCGTGACGAGGAATTCCGCAAGGTAAGGATCTCCCTCAGCAATGCGGAGCGCCTTTTCAAAGTCAGCGGCAACCGACCGGCTAACTCCGATTCGCTGTTCCTCCTTGCGCTCGTCGCTCAAGACACCCTTAAGGGTCTTGTCAATGAACGTGAAGAACTGCGCAACCTCAGTTCCCTGGAACCGGTCCAGCGCTTCCCAAACCGCAATGCGGCCGGTCTGCATGAGGTCTTCCATGAGCGAATAGTCAGTGCGCCCGCTCGTCGTGGCGTAGTGCCGGGCAAGCTGTCCAACCCGGTCCTCAGTCTCCTTGATGACTGCCGTAATCGCGTCAAGGTCCTTGTTCTTGGCGTCCGCGATCTGCTGAGCGGTCAGGTTGATCATTTGTTTGTTCCCGTCTGAGTGGGTGGCTTGTGCTCGTTCTGGAGCGCAAGGACTTCCTCAGACGGGTTGGGCGCGCTAGCTAGCCGTCGTGACTTGGGTCACATCGTGTGCGGGCATGGCGAACCATGACCGTCTGAGGATGTGCACCGCCGGGGCTAGCGCTTTGCTCCGTCGTTGCTGGACGGAACTTATGCGGACTTGCTTGATCCACTCAACGCGCTTGTACGTCGTTAGACCCGCCATGTCCGGTATGGGTTGTGCTTCGAATCCAAGGCGCAACGCGTTGGCGACTACGGAAGGAGAGGGCGAGAGGGCGCCTACGCCTTTGGGATTACGGGCGTAACGGGCAGGTAACCTTGATGTCCGTTTTGGGGGTAGCAGGTCCTGAATTCAGTAGTTGCTTGCTCACGAGAGCCCCGAAACCCCTTGGGGCGTAAGGGAACTGACGGACCCTTAGGCACTGTGACGCAGCTCACGTACTGAATTCAGTAGCTGCCTCGGACAGTCACTCCCCGTGTAGCGAGAACGATCCCAACTCACACAGAGAGTGACTGCAACCGGGTACATAGAACACGCGCTCTAGTAGTCAGCCCCGTACAGCGAGCCCCACGAACGCTTGCCGATGCTCGCCCCCTCGTCGCCCGTATCGATCGGGACGCCGAACAGATCGAACGTCATGCAGCGCTCAAACTCCCGAGCAAGCTCCTCAGCTTCACGCTCGGGAACCGACGCAACCACCTCGTCATGGATAGGCAAACGGAGGTAGGGCAGGAGACCCCGGCTCTCCATTTCGAGCAGCGATTGCCCAAGGCAGTCACGAGCCGCAGACTGAACCTGATAGTTCACAACGGCGTACGTCCGGTCACGGTCAAGAGGCAGACGCCGACCCGTAACCGTTGTGGTCACCATCGAATTAGAGAAAGCCTCACGCTGCCAACGAGACGCAGCGCGCTTGATCTCCGGGTAGACCCGGTGATACTTCCGCTGAGCGGACGCCACGTCATCAATGTTCGCGCCCGTCTGCCGGGCAATCGTCGCCGGACCACCACCGTAGACAGTGCCGAAACCGACACCCTTACAAATCTTCCGGTGAGCCTTAGTGAACCCCGGGCCGTAGACAAGGCCCGCCGTGAAGTCGTGCAGATCCTGCCCGGTCTTAATGGCGTGCTTCATCTGCTTAACGTCAGCGAGAGCCGCAAGAACGCGCATCTCAACCGCAGCAAAGTCAATGGACACCATCACGTGACCCGGGTCCGCGAGCAGACAACGACGGATCATCTGATCAGACGAGGGCAGCGTTTGAAGCGCCGGACGCGTGATACTCATACGCCCCGTGCGCGCCTGTAGAGCGTTCACCATGGGGTGTATGCGCCCCTTGGCGTCCACCGTCTCAAGGAAGGTCTTGGCGTATGTCTCACGCCACTTACCGGACCGCTTAGCCCTCAACACAGCGTCCGCGAGAGGGTTAGGCCGACGAGACTCAATCGGTTCCCACTGTAGGGACATGTCCGCGAGCGCCAAGAGAACGGCCTTGTCAACCTTGAGGTTGCCGGAAGCCGTACGCTCCGTCAGCGTCTCCCCCATGGCAAGCAGAGCCTCAGAGATTTGGTTAGTGCTGTTGACGTTCTCGACGCCATACCGAGCAGCCTTAACCGAGTAGAGCGCCGCTTCCTCCCCAAGGCGAGCCTCAAGAGAGCGCGTGTACTCCTCGTCAAGAACCATGCCCGTGCGCTGCATGTGCGCGCAGATACGGGCAAGCTCGTGCTCATACTGAACGAGACGAGGACGGACCCCGTACCGCTCTAGCTCGTGCTGTAGCACCGGCTCAAGGCGAGCCGTGAAGATGACATCAAGTGCCGCGTAGAGATTGTAAGTTGGGTGGTCCAGCGGGATACCGGCCCACCCCGTGGCCTTGGTGAGGCCAAGGGACCGGAACACGGCCGTAAGGTCCCCCTGAGTGTCCGGGCAAGCCGGGTCAAGGTAGTGCCCACTCAGAGGCTTGAGGCCCGTCCCAATGCCACCCTCTTGCGGCTGACGAGGATCAATGAGCGTGGCCAGGATCTTGGTATCCGTCGTGCGTGGAGCCATTTCCTCAAGCGGCACCCCTGCGTGCTCGTCCAACACGAGCCAATCAAACGGGGCGTTGTGAATGAGGAACCGCTTGATACGACGGAGCGCCCAAAGGACAGCCTCAACGAACGCTCCCCCGCGCTCCCAATGGATGACCCAACCCGTAAGCGCGTCCCCGAACTGCACCGTGCGCAGACGGTACCCGTCCGAATAGATGTCAAGCCCCGTAGTCTCCGTGTCCAGCGCGATCGGACCACGACCGTTCGCGCCCTCAAGCCAACGCTTGAAATCGTCCAAGTCACCGGCAGTCTCAGGCACCTTGGCGTAGACCGTGGACCCGTTGACTTCATGCATGTACGTGCGCATAGCTCTCCCCTAACGCAAGAGGGGCCAACTACTGAATTCAGTAGCTGACCCCTCAGGGTGTGTTCAGTTGTTGCTAGTCGTTGCCGAAGATGCCCGGTCCGGCCGGTGCGTCGTCATGGTGCATCGGACGCACGCCAAACAGCGTGATCCCCTGAGCAGTCTTGCGACGCGTCACCTTGCGTTCTTCCATGGCCCGGTAGAACGTCGTCCGGCGCCAACGCTCCTTTTGGGGAAGGTTCTCAGCCTCGCACCAATCGAGATACATGCTGAACGCCTCGTTGCCAAGGATCCTGTCATCCTCGTTCCCCGTGGCCTCAAGGACACCCGGCATGAACCCCTGCAACCCGTCGGCCGTCTCGCGGAACTCCTTGGTGGCGTTCTTCACGGCAGCCGGGTCCTGTAGGCCGTTAGCAAACCACTCGACCGCACCACGAACAGCCCAAGCCACAATGCCCGCAGACTCAGCGAGAAGCTTTTCGCTCAGGTCATAGTCCCGCTCGTCCGGCGCAAAGTACCGGTTGAACGGAATCATCTTGACCCGTCGCCAAAGCCCCTCATCCTGACCCTTGAAATTGGGCTTGTGGTTGGTCGCAAGCATGATGAGAAACGTCGGGGCGAACGTAAAGAACTCCTGCCGCATGAACCGGGCAGTGACCTTGTCCTTACCCGTCACGCGCTTGAGGACAGCCTCAGACATGGGCCGACCCGAGTCACCCTCAGAAGCCATCACAAGACGAGCCCCACGGAGAGCGGCAATATCGTTCGGGATACCGCCCGAACCCTTGTCCTCAAACGTGCTGAACGCCGTAGTAGTCGTGATCTGCCCGAATACCTCAGTCAGCGTGTCCGTGAGTACAGACTTGCCGTTAGCGCCCGACCCATGCAGTACCGCAAAGCACTGCTCAGACGTGCTACCCGAAATGCCGTAGCCACAAAGGCGACGGAGGTAAGCGGGCATGTCCGGAAGCCCCGGCATGATCTCGGAGAGAAACGCCTCAAAGCGGGGAGCCTTGGCGTCCGGGTCAAACTCGATAGGCAGCGAGGCAGTCAACATGTCCGCCTTGTTGTGCGCCCGCAACTCCCCCGTACGGAGGTCAACCGTCCCATTCGAGAACGACAGAAGCTCAGGACGAGCGTCAAACTCGTCAGCCGAAACCTGAACGGCAGGCACGGCCTTAAGCTCACGAATCAGCGCGTCAATGCTTCGCGTGTTCATGAAATGGGAAGCAATCTTCTTGGTGTGCTCACCAGCATCCGGAATGGTGCTCGCGGCAACCGACAGAGACGCGCCCATGAAATGGATGAGCTGACGCACCTTGGTTTCCGACTGGTGCCAAACCTTGCCATCCCACACGTAGAACCCAAGACCCTTGGCGTACTTGATAGTTCCACCCGTGAACGCCACAAGCGCATGGGCACTCAGAACGTCAGAAGTCCCATACCGCTCACTGAACTCAGTGATTAGTTCAACCGCTCGCGTAGCGGTCGTGGCATCCGGCACAAGCGCGCCGGTAGCAGCGTCCACAAGTAGACCTTTCGTCTCAGAGTAGGGCTCGGCACGCTTGACAGCCTTGTGCAGAGCAGCCGGGAAGTCCTCCGGGCTGTCCTTACGCCAGTCGGTCAAGTCCCAACCATCCGTAGGGATTTGGAGCATGTAGACCGTGATGCCGTGCTTAGACAGACCCGCGCTCAGACGCTTGGTGAACCCCATACCGGCCGTGTCGTTGTCACCGGCCACGATCACTTGAGAACCCTCAAGCCCCCGCGCAAGCTCCTCAACAAGCTCCGGAGTACCGGCCAGAGCAGCACCCCGGATAGCCACAGCGTCATAACCCACAGCAGCCGCCGTAAGCGCGTCTCCGGGCCCCTCAGTGATCAGGGTTACCCCGTAGCCACCCTGACCCCGGAAAACCCCGTACTGACCCCACCGGGCGCCCTCAGGGTTCGTGAGACCAACCCACCGACCCGGGCACTTCCCCGAAAGGTCCCGACCCTGCAACGCGTGAACGATCCCCCGGAAGTTCTTGAACGGAACCGTCACACGGGGGAACGAGGTGAACGCACGTGACGCGAAAGGGAACTTGAACGGACCCGAGTACCCAAGCTCAAGCTCACGCGCAAGCTCAGCGCTCACGCCGAACCGGTCATGCAGATACGTACGAGCCTGAACAATCCCGTAGTCAGCCTCAAGCGACTGCAACAGCCCCGACGTGTCGTCAACGTACATCGCAAGGGCAGCCGTCTGAGCCGTACCCACAAGCGCGGGCTTTTCCTTGGTGACCGTCAGACCCTCACCCGTAGCATTGAACATGTCCGACCAAGTGAGGTTGGCAGCCTTGACCACATCATCCGGCTTGCAACCGGAACGGCAGGTGATACGAACCTTGTTGTCATCCCCCCGCCAGATACGGAGAGACGGACGAGAGTCCTTATGCGCCGGACACAGCGCCAAGTAACCCCCGTCCGACTGCTCCTCAGCCTGACCAAAGCGCGCAAGAACATCCTTGAACAGCAACTTAGTTCCTCTCCCTCTTGTTGCTATCCCTTGAGCGCAAGCACTTCCTAGACCTCGTCGTACGCCTCACGAACCTTGGCCAACACCCGCGCGAACGTGGCTAGATCAAGGCAGACGTACGAGTCGGCAATGTTCGCCCCACGCTTCTTGAGGACAGCCACCCCGAAAGGGAAACCGGCGTTACCCGCCTCAGTGTTCGCTTGCCGAATGAACCCCGGGATATCGTGCTTGGCCGTGTCCTTGGCCTCAAGGATGAACGGATACGCGTGCAAGTCCCCAACATCCTTGGCCCCTTCCTGCGCCACACGACGGACAGCGCGAGCGTCCCAAGACGGAAGCTCATCAAGCCCCTCAATGTCTGCAAGGAAACGGTTCAGGTAATCCCGTACGGCACTCTCATGCCTCGTCCCCTTGGCCTTGTTCGGGTTAGCCATGAGCCCTCCCCACAAGCGCGCCAAGGAAGAACCCCCACGCGTAGGCACCCACCGAGAACAGCGCGATCACAACTAGCTCAAGCACGGACCCACCTCACGTCAGCGCCGCGAGTCGTTGCAGCCGCCGCAGCATCCAAGTAGCGCCCCCAATCCTTCCGACCCTCAACCCCCGGGGACAGCCAAAGCGTGTCACCCTCCCCCATAGCTCGAACGTCCCCAAGAGCGGGGGCAACCTCAAGGCTCAACCGTCGTTCCATGTCTCCTCAGTTCCTGAATTCAGTAGTTGCCCGGACGCAAAAACGGCCGGACAGCACCCAAGTAGGCACCATCCGGCCGTAGTTGGTCGGGCTACTCCTCGTCGGCAGCCGCCGCAGGAGTGATCAGCCGGACGTGATCCGCAGCGATCCACTGAGGGCGCATAGAGCGACGAGCCGTGAAGCCCGACTCATCCCCCGTAGGCTGAACCTTGAGCGTCGGGACGAGCACGACCCCCACACCCTCAACCTGAGCCTTCTTAGCCGTCACCTCAAGGACAACAGCGTCAGTCATCCGGACCCGGTTACCCTGCCGTGCCGCATAGGCGACGAGGTCACCCGCGTACAGTTCCTCACCGGCATAGTCCGTGACTACTCCGCGCTTTCCCATTCCGCACTCTCCCCAACGTTGTACTCAAAGTCTTCACTCAGACCGAACCGGCGCCTACGCTCGTGCAGGATTGCCGGACGGTCAGCGGGAGCAAACCCCCAAAGGGGGCCCCTGATCACCTCGTCAGAGACCCCCTGAAACGGACGCGCGTTCACTCCGCAATCGCCTCGCTCCACGCCTTGATGACCTTGATAACCGGCTTGCGGTAGCTCACACGGCCATAGGTCGAGTGGTCATACTCCACAAGCTCAAGGGACAGCTCACACAGAGCCTCGTCCCCCACCTCGTCAAGGTCGTTCGCAATCTCATGCAGAACCTTGACAAGTTCCCACGAGGTAGACACGAACTGACCTAGGCCAAGGTCGTAATCCTCAGCGAGACGAAACTCAACCTTGGTGTTCGGGGCCGGGCCACGACCCGACTTAGCAAGCGCCTTACGGTCAGCGAGAAGCGACGGGCAACCGCACGGCTGACCAAAGTCCTCAGACAGCAGCGACGTAACGCCGTCGCACTCGTGGATAGGGCCACGCTGACCCCAAAGGACAAGGGTGGACTTGATTGCCTTGACGCCGGAAATGACAACCTCAACGCTGTCCTTGCCGGTCAGAACCTCAAGGAAATCATCCTTGGACGTCTCCCACTCGTTAACCGAACCGCCCATAAGCTGAGCGATAGACTCGGCAACTTCCTTCTCACCGGTGGTCACACGCCACGCGTCAAGAGACATGGGCTTACGGCCGTTCATCTTGCCCGACCGGAACCGGAAAGCGAACTCGTTGTTGTACGAGGGCTTGGGCTTGGGCTTAGCGTCCGGGTCAGTGTCGAAGATGCGCAGAAAGGCCACTTGGGAACTCCCCTAGGTCGTTGAATAGTCGTTGAGTTGCAGAAGGGGCCAGATACTGAATTCAGCACCTGACCCCCTCGTTCCTCTCTCTGCCTGCTCTAGAGCGCAAGCACTTCCCGACTACCGAGCACGACGCTCCGTGCCCGTAACAACCCGACTGCTCTTAGCGATAGCGCGCCCAAGGACAGTCTTGGAAACCTCACGGTCCCAGTTGAAGACCTTTCGCAGCGTGAGGAAGAAGTCAAAGACCTCGTCATCAATGCGAACCGGCTTAAGCGCCCACTGTTCCGGCGTCACGTGCAGCACGCACGCGCCGTCAACGGCAGGCATAGGCGACGAGTTGCCCTCAGGGTCAATGATCCTGTCAGCGTGCGCATAGGCAGCCATCTGCAAGGCCACGTCCGCGTACGTGCTCTTACTCGTCTTCCAATCCGCCATAACAAGGGCAGGCTCACCCTGGGGGTCCGGCTTACCGTCCTCGTTCAGCTTGATACGCAGGATGGCATCAAACGAACCGGCGTAATTGTGCGTGTCCGACCAAGCCACATCCTCAGCACGGACAAGCTCAGGCTGTACCACCTCAAGGAACTCAGCGAAATGACGCCGGTACGGCTCAAGGTCAGGGGCCACCCGCACCACGAACTCACCGTAAGCGTTCTTCTCAGTGAGTCGACCCTCACCCCGGATCATGCGCTCAAACATGTCGTGAGCGTCAGACCCGATATCCGCGCGGCCCTTGGTGTACCGACGAGCGGCACCCTTGATGTAGTCAACGGCAGCCTCACGACCGGCCGTCTCGCGCATCTGCTTGAGGAAATCGAACGAGTCAACCGCAAGCTCAGCGGCAAGCTTCGCATTCCACGGAGCAAGGAACGGCTTAGGGAGCATCCCGATAACCGACGTAACACCGGGCGCCTTCTCGTGCGTCTCTACGTCCACGTAGAACCGCGAGCCCCCGCGCATGACCGTACGAACCTGACCGCTCATTGTGTGCCCCTCTCATGGGCCGGTTTGGCTTACGAGTGGGCTAGAGCGCAGACACTTCCTGACAGCGGGCAGGATGACGACTGACGGTTTTACGTCATCTTCCCGGTTACCCGCACAAAGGCTTAAAGAGAGAGTCTGTATAGGTGATCTGAACTTAGTGTCATTTCGTCATTCGTCATCTAGCTAGGGCCAACCTCCCTCGCTGATCTGTTGTGCGCCCGTCTCCGGGCAGCAAAAAGCCCCGCCGGGCCACGGGGACCTAGCGGGGCTCTAAGGCTCTCTCAGGGGCGCTTGGGTGGCGTCATGAGGTCATCGCGCGGGCGGATGGCATCGGGCAACCGCTCAAGACCTTGAGCCAACATCCGGTGCAGCTCCTCACCTTGGTTCGCTGAGCCCTCAATGCCCATGCGAAAGACCTTGGGCGCCTTCACAATGTCCGGATCCGTGAGGCTGTCCCGTTGAAGGTTGACCCGCGCGGAAAGCTCAGTCAGCGCCACCCGCAGACCCAAGGCCACGTAAGGCACAAGCTCAGCCGGAATGGTCACGCTCTCGTCACTGGTCATCGCTGAGCCATCCCCCAAGCCGTGTCCAGCCGCTCAACAACGTCCCCCAGGGTCTCAGCGAGAGCAGCAACCTTGGGCATCGTCTTGACCACCTCAGGGGCCATACGGCCAATCTCCGCGCACTTCTGGACGAGGACAGCCGCCACGGCGTCAAGCTCGTCCTGAGACAGCCTCACGGACATCAAACGGGTTTCCGACACGTTCGCACTCCTTGCGCTCTAGAGAAGGTGGGACCAAGGGGAGAGACCCCCTACCTTGCTGGGGGCTTGGTAGGGGGTCTCTCAGTTCCTGAATTCAGTACCTGCTACAGGTACTTGGTGACGAGGTCACGCAGCGCGTCAATCTGCGCCTGAATGTCGTCCCGGACCGCCTTACGGTCCTCGTCCTCAAGCTCCTCCGGGTTGACACCGGCGAGAGCCTTGGTACCGCTCTTGATCTTCTTGACATCCGCCTTAGCCTTCTCGCCCGGGGTGGGCTCAGCCTTACCGTCAAGGCTCTTGATCTCGTCCTCAAGCTCCTCAGCCTCGTCCGTGTTCCCGGCCTCAAGCGCCTGCTTGGCCTTGGCCGCAAGCTCCGACTTTTCACGGGCCTTGATGCGCGCCTTTTCGCGGGGGCCGATGAGGTCAATCCCGTAGTACGCGGAGACAGCCTCAGACGGGGACAGCGCGGGGTGAGCCTTGGCAACCTCCCCAAAGAGCCCGTCCCAATCCGTGCGCCGGGGGCCCTCAAGCTCCTTGGCGTAGTCAGCGAGCACGTCACCCGTCTGATTCTGCATGGACTTCCACAGCTTCTCGGCAGCCTCGTTGGCGTCGAATTCGTCAACACCCGCCTCACGGAGCTGCATGATTGCCTGAGCCTTGAGGTGGCCGGACGCGTCCCGGTACGCCTGAGACTTGGCCTTGAGGTCAGGGGCACCCTTGACCTTGATCGAGAGACGGACGTTCAGCAGGTTGCGACCAAGGTTGTACGCCGTCTCGGATGCCTTGAGGTGGAGCTTGACACCCTCACTGATGACGTTGGCGCCCTCGTTGATGAGGTCTTCCATGCCCTCAACGCTGCGGTAGTCCTCGGTCGTTTCGAGCGTGACAACCTCCGTGGAAGCCTTGGGCTTCTCGGTTGCACCCTTCTTAGCCTCGCGGATAGCGGTACGGCTGTCCTGCTTGAACTGCGCCCATGTCTTCTTGACCTCACCGGGGATGTTGCCGCGAGTCGGAAGACCAGAGATCATCGCTTCCGTCTCGTCGGCAAGCTCCGTAGCCCCTTCCTCGTTCTCCGCCTCAAGGAGAGACACGAAACGCTCAATGTTCGCGCTGATCTGCTCGACGGTCTCAGCGTGCTTGTCCTCAGCCTTGGTGTCAGTCGCCTTGGCCACGGTGTCCCCTTCGGTCTTGGTCACTGCCTTGCTTGCAGCTTCCATGAGGTTGGACACGATACCGGTTGCGTCCACCTCAGTCAACTCCTGCCCGCGCTCCTCACCCTTTTGGATGACCACCCGGCAGGCAACGCAAATGTTGGTCTCGTTCGCGTCGCTCGGGAGCACGTCAGCGCCAAGCTTCTTGTTGCAGACGCTCACCGCGCTGTCTGCGTTCTTCCGCTTGGGGTGGACAACCTTGGTGCTCGCCTTAGCCTTGCCGTACGTGTAGCCAAGCGCCGTGATCTCTTCAACCGTCATCGCTGCCATGGGGTGCCCCCTCGTTCGTGCTCCGTCGTGCTGACAAGGAAGACAGTACACACGCCCCGGGGGCCGTGCAAGCCAACTACTGAATTCAGGAGTTGCCCGAACGCAAGAAAGCCCCCTCAGCCGGATAGGCCAAGGGGGCTCACTGGTCAGCGCATCACAAGCGCGCGTAGCTGTTCCCTGAGGTCATCAGGGGTTCCGTCGTTGACTAGGGTGGCGTCAGTGTGGAAGTCATCAAGCGCCGTCTCACTCTCGTGAGTGTCCGTGGACTCAAGCCCCGGACGGAGCAGCCGGACAAGAAGGAAGCCCCGCGCCTGTAGCGCCTTGGCCTCGTTCGGGTACCGGCAGTCAGTCACCACAACCGGCAGGTTCCACGAGTCGGCAACGGCAACCTTGTCCATAGCCACGCCGACCCAAAACCCCTCGTCATGCCGACGCACGGACTGACCAGAGGTCTGAAGAATGCGCCGCACTTCCGGGTAATGATCCTTGGCGTATTCCCAACCAACATCCCGGACCAACTTGGAAAGCCGGACCGAAATCCGGTACCCACGGTCATAGGCCGTAGGAATCAGCGGGTCAATGCCAAGCGCCATTTCCTTGAGCGGGTCAGCGAAAGCCACCCGCGTATAGGCAGCGTGGCGGACGAGGTAACCGGCAGCCGTGTCCTTGCCGGACCGCTTCTTACCGATAAAGGCAATGTGCGGGAACTTCAAAGCAACCTCCCGTAGCTAGGGCTTACCCAACTACGGGAGCGCAAGGACTTCCTTACTTCCGGTGCTTCCCTTCCGCGTACAGGAACGCAGCAACGGTCTTAGCGTCCTCAAGACGCTGCACACCCTCACCAAGACCAAGCAGCGCCGCAGCGACCGCAAGGATTAGCTCAGACGGTAGGTCAGGCACAAAGTGAGCCGCAAGCGCGACGAGGGCGACGAGCACGGCATAGAACCGCGCGGCATGATCCTTCACAAATCCCATAAGGGAACCTCCTGTTGTTGGTTAGATTGCGCCCGCAGCACGGGCAAGCGTGACCCCCGCAGCGAGCACGCCGGACACGGCAGCCGTAGGAAGTGCGTACTTCCAACGCTCAAGCGTCCTTAGCCGGTCCTCGTGGTCATCAAGCTTGTGCGCAACGCTCTCGCTGGTCTGCGTGAGGCTCCTAACGTCCTCACGCATCCCAACAAGCTCGTCATAGATCTCACGCGCGCCAATCGTCACGCCAAGGGGGTCACGGTCGCTCATTACTTCACCTTGAACCCGTACTTGTTCCCAAGCGCCACAAGGGAAGCCTTGCCCGGGATGCCGTCAGCAGCCGTACCCGAGTAGCCCAAGCGCTTCTGCCACTTGGCGTACGCCGTAACCGTGACCGACCCAAACGCACCGTCAGACGCGTACGCCGCAGACAGCAGACCGGCAGCCTTGAGAGCCTTCTCAACGGGCTTAACATCACTCGCGTGAGTCGTCTTACCCTGAGCCGCCTTAGGGTCCTTACGAGCCGCCTCAAGGACGTTCGCGAGGCTCACAGTGGGAACGCTCGCGGGCTTGGGGGCCGTAGTAGCGCCGGAAGCCTTGGGAGCCGCAGCGAACAGAGCAGACGTGTTGATAGCCCCCGGGTCCCAGTGATCGTTACCAGGAACGTTGCAGTGACCATAGTGGCCACCCTTGGCGAGCCACACGGACCGATCACGCTTGGTCGCGCTAGCCGTCTTGGCGAGCGGTAGCGGGAACACGTCCGGGATACCCCACGAACGGATAGCCGACATAAGCGCCTTGAAGTTCTTCCCCGGACGCCAGTACCCCGTGAACGGAGTAGCAGCGCGCCCAAGTACCTCAATCTGAATGCAAGCCCGACCCGTACGGTTCGTACGCGTGTTGCCATCGTTCTTGAGCGCTCGCGCAGACTGGTCAAGCGGACCGTACTGCCCAAGCCGGTCAGTAGTCGGGTCGTACAGGAAGTGAGGCTCAGCGCCGATGGAAGTCAGGTACTTCCCAACGGAGTTGAACGCAGCGTTGCCCGCTCCGCTCTCCGTCGTATGCCAGACCACACGCGCCGGACGGTTGGGACTGTCCATAGCCCCGCCAATGCTGCCGCTACCTAGGCGCTCAGCGCCCGTAACCCACGTAGTACCCATGCGGGTAGCTCCTTTCGAGCAAGAAGAACCCCCCGCCCGGTCGTGCCCTACCGGACGAGGGGAAGTCAGATACTGAATTCAGTAGTTGATTAGAGGGACGTAAAGCAGCCGTTGAACCCAACCCACGGGGGCTTAGCCGTGGCAGACGCGCCGTACAGGCGTAGCCAACCGTCCGTAGTGATGTCCAGCTTGAGAGTGATTCGGTCACTGCTCACGTCAGAGCACGGAACCACGATCGTTCGCAGAGACGCCGGACGCGCAGAAGTAGGCAGCGCCGACGTGTTCAGCTCAAAGTAAGAGGGGATGGTTCCCGGGTACGACGAGCGGGAAAGCCCACCGCGAAACATGATCGTATCCTCACCAAAGAGGTTCACAACCCGGTACTGAAACGTGCCCTGAGAGTTGCCGTTGTTGGTCCAACCAGACGCAAGGGAAACGGTCTTCCAAGTGTTCGTGCCGGAAGCGAACGACACCCAAGCGGAACCGTCGTAAACCTCAAGCCGGTTGACATCCTTGAGCCAAGTCACCATGCCCTCAAGGGGCTTGCTGATAGTCGCTCCTCGCGTAACCGCTGAGGCAAACGACATGACTAGCTTGGGGGTCATGTTCGTGACTAGCCCCTCAGCGAGGCTCTGAGCATTCGGCTTATCGGTCAGCGTCGGATACGGGATGTTCTGGCCGTACGTATCAGTTAGGGGCACTAGCGTTCTCCTTAATCAATGCGATAGCGCACGCCGTTGACGCTGCACCACGTAGTCACTCCGGCAGGCGGGATGATCACGCAACCACCGTCAGTGTTGAAATCAATCTTTGTAGGGACACCACCGGCAGCCGCAGAAACCGAACGCTTGGACAGCGGACGGAGGTCAGAAGGCATGGTGAAGAACTGGCCACCGTTCGGGGGGCTTCCGGAGGTAGCCCAAGACATGCCACCGGACCACTCAATGAATGTTGAGCCATGGTCCACAATCCGGCGATACTGAACGGTGCCGTTGCTGTTACCGCTGTTCGTGTAGCCGCTCACGAGCGAGGCAGACACCCACTGAGGGGCAGGCGTAGCCGTCTGATAGGCGCCCACGCAGACCCAACCGCCCATGGTCTTAACCATCTGCACAGAGTCCCCAACCATGGGGCTCACATAGCCAGTCAGCAGCCGCACACTGGGGAACACGTCCCCGGCGCGTGAAACGTCAATGGTGCCGTTGGAGTTGACCGCTGACACCACACCCATACGAGCCATGGACTCAAGCAGTCCGGAAGTCTTCACGGACTGCACTGCCGCACCAAGTAGCTTGTCTACAGCCGCCATTACGTCTGGTCCTCGTCCCGTCCGCCGATGGTGTCGATAGTGAACGCTCCCCCATCGGACGAGAGCGGAACTTCAAAGGCGTTGACAAGGTGAAGCTCAGGCAAGATGCCCGGCCCGTAGTCCACCCGGATCCAATCCCCCGCATCTAGCGCAGGGTTGGGGACAGCGGACACAGAGACCGAACGGTTCGGAGCGCGACCCTTACGCAGCAGCGCAAGCGCCATAGCGTTAGCCTGAGAGTCAGTCGTGACGAGGCTCGAAGAAACGCGCTTGACAACCTTGCCGAACGGTCCCCCGTACCTCAGCGGATCCGTGCTGTCCGTGATGGACACCGTTGCAGAAACCGGGGGCTTGTTGTCCTCGGAATTCTCGCCAACTACCGTGACCCGGTTGTAAACCTCGTCACTCGAAAGCGACTGCTCAGCCGAGACCATCACGCCAGACTCACCCGCAGACACGTCCCAAACAACCGTGGGGTTTGAGTCCTTGACCGACGGAATGTCAGCGAGCACGAACGTGCCGTAAGCGTCACAGAACAGTTCAGCACCCACACTGAGGGCAACCTCAGTGAGAGCCGCCCACTTGTCCGTTCCGGCATCCCAAGTCTTGGTGGCAAGCAGCGTTGCGCCACTGGACGAGCGGTCAACGAAACCGGCCGTAGGGATCGTGTCGAGAATCTGAGCGTTGATGAACGCCGCAGCGTTGCTAATGCCCTTGGTGCTCGTCGCACTGCCGAACAAAGCCCGCTTGAGCAGGATCTCAAGCCCCGCCGCCTCAATCGAGAGCGGACCCGTGTGCACGTCGCCGCTCACGCTCGTGATGACGAAAGTGCCTAGCGGAACGGACTCAGTTGAACCGTCGAGATACTGAATTCCCCGCTCTACGTAGAGCTGTTGACCGTACACACCAAACAAGTCGGTTTCGGTCCGGGGGAACTGACGAGGATCAGCAACGGTGAGGGACAGCGAACGACGTGTCTCGCTGCCCCTATCCACCTTCACGGAACCGCTGACAAAGGGAATGCCCTCAGCGACGAGAGACCCGCCGTAAAGGGCATTCACCTTGCTTACTAGTCCGTGGCTCGTCGTCAGCGCCCGCGCCCACTTGGCGCTAACGCTTAGCAACTCTGCCCCCTTTCAAGTCAGTTACTGAATTCAGGACCTGCTAGGGGTTCGTGAGAACCGTTGACCACTCGTCGTAACCGCCCAACACGTCAGACCAAGCTAGGTTGTTGTCCGCAACCGTCTGCCACGTACCCGCAGCAGAACCCTGTAGGCCACCGGCCGGACGGTCAACCTCCGTCACCTCAAGCGTCCAACGCCAACCGGGAATGTTCGCAGCGTTCGTGACGCTCTCAACCTCAACCCCGCCAATGGAGAGGTATAGGTTGCCGTTAACGCCGTACCCGGGCATAGCCTGAACGAGAGCCGTAAGGCCCGTATCAAGCAGCGCGTCAAAGAGAGCGTTACTCGCCTCATCCCACACAAGGAGAGACAGGCTCGCCTTACGCCCTTGACGAGCGTCCGTGATGGCAATCGGGTTACGCCGACCGACAATCGCGTACAGCGCCTGCCGTGCCTCACGGGACCACTTGATCGGGGCTTCCATCATTACCGTCGTGTTCAGCGCCGGAATGCCCGGAGACTTGAACCAAACGTAATCGGCATCCGACAACGCCGGGGCTGTAACCGTCTGCGTGAGCATACGAGCCGTCAACGTGCTGCCGTTGCGCCACTCAGTGGCGTACCAAATACGGGTATTGAGAGGCGCCTCATAGTCCTCAACAAGAATGGGACCCTGCGTGTACGGTGCCGTGTCGTATTCGGTCCCGTAGCCCCGCAGAAAGGCAGTCCTACCGTTCTCGTCCACCCGATAGATAGTCACTGTGCTCGTGGACGAGGGAGGTAGGTAATTCAGCAGCAGCCGAACATAGCCCGCCTCGTCGTCAACCGACAGCTCATAGAGCGGATCGGACACGTAGAATTGGATCTTATCGGCGTAGTAGAAATCGGCAGGCGTATTCGAGTGGTCAATTTCCATCCCGAACCGCGCGAACGCTGCCCCCACGGGAGCCGTACGGGTCTCGGCAACCAAGATTCCCGCATACGCCGCACTGTCATAGATCGTGGCGAACTGATCAGGTTCGTCAACAGCGAGCAGAACGCCCGACGAATCGAACCAACTAATCCGCGTACGAGCCGTGATCGGGATGGACTCAGCCGTATTGGGGTTGTGCCGCAGGATCGTTGTGCGAGCCTGGTAGGACGTTCCCGGGGTGACCGGAATTAGCCGGTCAAGGCTCGCGTTGACAATCGTGTTGCTCGTCGGACGGATAGCAAGAACGTACTTGCCATCGGTAGCCGTAGACGAGTAGTAGTCACGAGACAGCGTGGCGTCATCACACGTCCAAGCCGGTTGCGTGGATTCCGTCGAATACTCGTCGTACGTGAGCAGGTTACCGGCAGCATTCGGAGCGGGCTTTAGAGCCGCCTCGTCAAGGTAATACGCGTCACCCACCGCGAGGGCAACAGGCCGGAAGTACAGACGAGCCGTCGCAGCACCGGCAGGCGCAACCGCAGACACAATCCGGTAGTTCCATGCACCCGACGTGAGCGAGCGCGAGAGGTACGAGGCCGGAAGCGTCGCCCCACCCGCGTCGTACCACTGAATAAGCACGTCAGCAGTAGACGCATTCGGGCTGAACAGCCACCCCTCACCCACGTACTCAACACCCGGCGTAACCGGAACGGTCGTATTCGTACGGAGGTACTGAGTGCCCGTTACCGTCGCTGTGATGCCGACACACCGGTAACCGTCGTATCGGGGGTTAACCCCCCAAGACACCGTGCCCGGGTTAGAGCCCGACGCGCCCCACCCGTCAATACCAGACTCAACCGACTGCACGTCATACCCGTAGAGGTTGCCCGCAATGACGGGGGCCTCACCTAGGTACACATCGTCAATGTTGACGTAGTCGTTAATCGTGATGTTGTCAGCGATAAACGCAATGCGCATCTTGGTTGCGGTCGGAGGGGCAACCGCGCTAATCGCCGGGTAGTTGCCGAGAACCCAACCCGTACTAGTCGCGCTAGGCGAGACGGAGTAATTGTACGAGCCGATGTTCGGCCCCGTGTCGGCGTAGAACAGAATCCGCGCCGTAAAGACCTTGCCCGCATAGGCAGCCTGAATACGCGTCGGAATACGCGCTAGGTACGTCTTCCCTTCCTGTACGCCGGTCACGTACGGGGAATACGCCTGAACGGTTCCCGTAGCCTTGGCCGTGAACCTCAGCGAATAGGTGCCGGACAGATACTGACCCGTCACAACCGATAGCGTCGTGTTGGTAGTCGCATCCGTCCAAGAATGCGTGCCACCCTCAAACGTCGTGGCTGCCGGGTCAGTGAGTAGGTTCGGGTTGACGAAAGCCACTAAGAAACCTCCCTAGGCCCCGGTGAGCCCACATGGGACCCACCGGGGTACAGATGAACCTAGGAACGTTCCTAGGCGGTTACGCGCCCCCCTGCGGGGGTTCCTCGCTGGACGGAGCGGGACCCGGCCCCGGAGAGCCGTCCGACGTAGTGTCAGAGCCCTCCGGGTAGACAGCGGTAGCACCGTCTGACGGATACCCGATAATCACCGTGTTGCCGTTCTCGTCGGTTGTCTCCTCGTAACGAGGAACCTCAACCGCCGTGTCTTCACCATCGGGCACTAGAGAACCCTTCCAAGAGAAGCCGGACCAACTAGGCCCTTGTGAATGCGGTCATCGGCGCGCCGGTCAACGTACGCCTCAAGGGTCGTACGACCGTCCACGGACAGCGTGAGCGTGTCCCCCGGCTGTAGGCCACCGTTACCGGCAA